TTCTTTGGAGGCGTCAGTGGACATAAATCCCGATGTTCTTTACAAGGACCTTTGCCTTGACTTAAACGATTCTATCGGATCGCATCTCTCTTCTCTTTACGGGAAGGGAGTGTATCCGGTGGGATTGTCTGTCTCTGAGTACGCTGCCCTAGCTCTTAGCAACAGTATTCTCAAGAAATTTTGTGAGAAGACTGAAGGAGGAGCTGAGGCGGCTGCTCTTGAAAAGTTCATTGCATCTAATAAAAGATGTGATGAATGGACATTGCAACTCGAAACGTCACTAGACGAAGTCCTGTATGGCCAGTTCAAATCGGCTGTTTGGGACTTTTTCAATCCAGTTAATAACTGGGGCGATCCCCGTTATAGAACGTTCTGTATGGAACTTGATCCCTATGCAGTTTCTCGTAAGGGAAACTTGGGGCCTGGTTCCAATATAGGTGGAAGAGGACAGGACTTCTATACGAAGCTGTTCGATTCTCCTATAAGTTGCACGAGTCAAGAGCTGTACGACGTGTACACCCGCACCATTCGAAGCCAGCCTAGTTGGGAGCGCGCTGAAAAGGCGCGACTCTCGACCTGGTCCGGGCCGGTGGTGTGCAGAGGTAATCGTCTTAGCTTTGTGCCGAAAACGACCGAGATTGCCCGTGTTATCTGTGTGGAACCCACTCTGAATATGTTTTTTCAGATGGGCTGCAAAGATACAATTGAGGCCAGGCTAAAAGGCAAGTTTGGAATTGACTTGTCTGCTCAGCCTGACAACAATAGGGCGCTCGCTCGTCTCGGATCGCTGGGTTGGGGCTATTCGACTATAGATCTGGAGTCCGCATCGGACTCCATGTCTACTCGAATGTTGGAGGACGTGCTTCCTAGGACCGTTTTTCGCGATCTTGGGAAGTATAGGTCTCCAACCACAACCTTGCCTGATGGGACGATACTGGAGCTTGGGTTGTTCAGTAGCATGGGAAACGCTTTTACGTTCCCGCTGCAAACGGCAATCTTTGCTTCAGTAGTTTGCTCCGTCTACCGGTTTCTTAACATCCCTGTTGAGAAACCATCCGTAGGTTGGCACGGAAACTTCGGAGTATTCGGGGACGATATAGCATGTCGGTCGGAAGCGACTCGACTTGTTATTCGTCTTTTGAATATTCTTGGTTTTCGTGTCAATGGGAGCAAGTCCTTCATTGAAGGACCGTTTAGGGAGTCCTGCGGATCAGACTACTATCACGGATACAATGTCCGTGGTGTGTATCTGAAAGATAGTTCCGCTTCT